CACCATCTGAATGATCTCGTGCGCGCCCTCAATGGTCGCAGCCCACTGCACAGCGTTTGCAAGCGTCTCATCACGCTTCTTGTAAATGTCACCAAGGACGCTGACACGACTTGCTGGATCGGCTCGTGCCGAGTCAAGCATCTCGAGAGCACGAGCATGCAATGCATGCCACCTCATCTCGCCTAACTCCATCCACTCACTGGCTGTCACCAGTCGAAGCGTGTGACTCCCGATTTTCACCAACCTGCTCTGCGGGACTGCGGTAGCGCGTGACATCGTGTGATCTCCTTGCGTTTGCGGACTGTGATGCATGTCACGGCTCGTCGGTCAAAGATGTTGGCAGTGCGCAGCGCAGCCAAAATAGCGTTCGCACTAGACACACCTGCCTGCACCCATCGACCGTCCGCGACACCATCTCGCCGCCACTCTACACGCCAATCGTCTGGCGAGGAATGTCGAACAAAGAAGTCAATCACGCCCAGGTCACATTCACGCACGCGCCGAAGGTCGTTGCAGCGGTCGGCGCGTTGAGTTGATAGTTGTAGGTGACATTTGCTTCGCCGTTGACATCAACCGAAATGTCGCAACTTCGGATCAGCGCGTTGAACGCTAGGGTGTTGCCCGACTCTGCTGTCAGAGTACAAGTCGCACCAGTCGCACCCGTGACAAACCATGCTGAAGAACTTGCAGGACTGGACCCGCTGTCCATCGTCGCCACGATTGTTCCAGTGATATCGAGGATGCCATGTGCTCGCTGCTTGCCAACACTGCCAAACGCGCTGATGTCGATTTCGGATGGCGCAATGTTGGCTGTCCATGACTTGATCAGACCGACTGCTCCTGCGAAAGAAACATTGCCCGAGGTTCCAATGATTGCTGCCATGTGTTAGGTGTCCTTGATTGCGATGAATCTATACGATGTCTCGACGGTGATGAAATCCTCGCCAATGTCAGGCACTCCACGATTGAGTGCGAACATTTCCATTGAAGTATAGGAGGCATCAGAAGGAGTGATCGTTTGCCGATTGAGCAGGTCGAAAAGCGTTGCCTCAACATTCATAGCCGTGGCTACTGCACTTGCCGCGCTCAAGGCAAAGAAGAAGGAGAACTGCACGATCAGGTCTTGTCGTGATTTCGCGGTTGTCCCAAAAAATGTTGTGACCTCGTTGTCCGTGATGGCATAGACCAGACACGGCAACGCTGCTGCCTGCGGAGCCTCAATCTGATATATGCGACCGCCGACTGTGGCATAGACCGACCCTGCGCCTGTCGCCGAAATCAACTTGTTGTAGATAGATGTCAGGACGATTTGGCTCATGCGTGCAATCCTATGACCTGCCGACTAACCCTTCGTCGCCATCAGTCGCTGCTTGGTCGCCCGAGCGAGTGCCTGATTGATGTACGACAGTGCTATGCGCTCAACCTTGCCCTGCACTGCAGCAAGACTCGGCTGAATCCAAGGTCGCGGCTTGATGACGACCCCAAGCGGATGGTCTTCCACGCCTCGGTCGAGGTAGAACCCATACTTTTTCACGCCTTGAAGTTGCGCGCCGATAGTCTCGCCCGTGCTCGCGATCTCTACTGTGGGAGATGTTCGCGCGGTCTGCACACTCCTGCGCAGAGTGCCTGTATCGACAGCAGGCGGCTCGCCTGGGGCGCTGCGCCTTCGCTTCATGCCTTTTCCCTTGCGTCCGCCGCGATACATGCGACCACTGCCTGCTCGAGACAGCATCCGCACGGCTGCGCTGCGAAACTCAAGCGCGATCCTTTCGGTAGCCTGTCCCATCCCTGCCTTGATCACCATGAAAATGTCTTGAGGATTGAAGTTTCCCTCAGCGTCAGCCGTGATCTCAAGCGGTTCGCCAATCTGTTTGCTCAGCAGGCGCATGGCTGATTTGCCGCGCCCTGCAAAAACTTTGCGACCCTTGCGGATGATCGAACTGCCGCGAGCCGCTTTCTTTTCGCGCGTCTTGAATGTTCGGCGTCTCACGCCACGCCCTCGACATTCTCTAGCGTCACAATCTGGTACGCCATGCTGTCGGGCGCGGCACGCACATCGGGCGTGTAGAAGCCGAGCACCTCCCAAGTCTTATTGCCGAAGGTGATCCGCATGCCGTTCGTGATCGTCGCCGTAATGTCGCAGTACCCGCGCGCGTCGATGCGTGCCCGACGAGCGCCTGCCTGCACCTCCTCGCGCGGCATCGACGGCTGCACGAGCATCGTGAACGCCGTGCCTGCAGTCCACGATCGGATGACCGCGCCGCCTGCATCGACGGTGCTGTCCGTGAGCGTGTACGGTGTCACGCTGATCCCGAACTTGGCGATGAGTCCCTTGACGCTGCTCATACGACCTCGCGGTAGTCGCGTAGCAGGTCGGCGAGCATGGCGTTGACCTCGCTCGCGCCGGCTCGCGTGTACGAGTAGTCGCCGAGCGACTCGCTGAGGATGCTGCGGTCCGCCTTGCGCGACTGAAACAGCACCGACGCTACCTCGCAGCACGCCTGCTTGAGGTCGTCAGGCACGGTCGCGTAGCCTGCTGTGTAGCGCACGAGCGTGCTTTGGTACGCGCTCGGGAACCGCGCGAGGTAGGTGTCGTTGAGCGGGAATGCGTCGCTCTGAATGTGCAGGATGCCCGTGTCGCCCTCGTAGACATACTCCGCGCCGACGGTCGCAGCCGTGACATTGACCGTGCCGCTGAGCGCATCGCCGCCTGCTCTTGGATGTAGTTGCAGTGTCGGGCAGTTGAACACGGTCGTCGCCTGCACACCTGTCAGCGCATTGATCGCCGCCACGAGCGCATCGACATCGTCGTAGGTCGAGAACGCGAGCGTCGTTGTCGTCGTTGAGCCCGTGGAGGTCGTGCGGTTGACCGTCGCGCCTGCGCTCGAGATGCCGTCAAATTCCTGCGTGATCGTGATCGTGACGCGGATGTCGCTCGGGTCGGTGCTTGCAAAGGTGAACGCCGTGCGGATGCCTGTGTACACGCCTGCGATGACCGTGACGGGATACTGCTTGAGCCTGATCGCGCGCGTCGAGTTGCCGCCGTACCACTCCTGATGCGCCCGACTCTTGATGAGGCGACCGCAGAACGCTTCGATGCGTGCGGTCGCGCGGTCGATTGCTCGCTCGAGTTGCGTGTCGTCGGTCGAGACAGTGATGCCGAGTTGATCCTTCAACTCCTGCAGAGTGATCAGCGCATATGTCCCTACCGCCATGCCCTAATCCTATGCCGACTCTTTCGGCGGTTCGACCCGCTGCGAAGTCGGCATGCGCCAGACCTGCTCGCGGTTGCGAATGTACCAGGGCTTGCCGCCACGCAACCAAGAAAACATCGTTTGATATTCCTTGTTGTGATCTGGCGTATACCACGAGATCATGCACTCAATATGTCCAATGTGAACCTTTGGCGAAATGCCAATTTTCCAATTGGCTTCACGAGCCTGCTTCCAGAACCAGATGTCATCGTCGATGCGACCTTCGCGCCATGTGCCGTCCTCTGCTGGCTTGCTCACGAACCACGGCTTCGGAAGCGTCCGCAACTTATCGACACGAATCAATGTGAGTCCGAAGTGCATCGTTGATACTGGGAACCATGTCGCAGACAAATCCGCTCTCGTGACTGGACGCACATTGCCGTCGCCTTGAACAGTGTTGAAAAGAGCGACATTCCGCTCTCGTCCTGCCTGCATCGGCGCAATGGCATCAAGATCATTTTCCTCTGCAATCTGTCGCAGACACACGATGTCCTTCCAATCGAAGATCGAGTCGTAGTCAATAGTCACTACCCACTTCAGATCGTGATTTGCGGCACACTGCTCAAAGAGCCTCTGCATTCCCTGACCGTAGAACACGCCAATTGAGTTCTGCACAGGAATGCCTAACTGTGTGCAAGCCTGTGACACGCAGAACATATTGTCTGTCCATGCCAGTCGCGGCATGGTCATGCAGGCTCGCATGTCCGTGTACTTTGGTGGCGGCGCGTCTTCAATGACATTCCCAGGCTTGCGCCCTGCAAGGTTCAGCGAGAAGACATGGTCGCTGCATTCTCGACCCTTCTGTGTGCTGTCGTACTGGTTTTGCCAGCGTTGGATGTCAATGAGCCCGAGCGCGGTCATCGCAGCATGCAACTTCGGGTAGTTCCACAGTGTGCGATGACTGTCGTATGGACTCGTCTGTCCACCCATGATGTACGACTCCCACGGGAACGGCGGCTTGCTCTGATCCTCGCTGTCGCGGTCTTCCTGCGCGAGTCGGATGATCTCGTCAAAGTCAGGCACGGCGATCCGCAGGATGCCGCCTGGCTGCAACTTGGCGTACCAATGTCGCAAGGTTTCCTCGACATCAGCCTTCGGCAAATGCTCGAGCACATGCGACGCGCGGATCTCCTCGATGCTGCCATCTTCGTATGGCAGCACGCGAGCGTCGCCCTCTGTGCTCCAGTCGTGCGGTGTGTAGCCCTCGTATCTGTTATTGCCACATCCAATGTCAATTTTCATGGCGAGTAGTGTAGCCACCCGCAAAACTGCCGAGAAAAGTAGTCACTCAAAAGACAGCGCCCGCACCTTGCGGTACGGGCGCTGCGTGATGAGACGCGAGAGGAGAGTATCAGTCTGGCGTGTTGACCAGTTCTGCTACGCCTGCTGCGCTGTCGGCTGCAGAGACCTCGCCCTTGCCGAGGATCGCGTGCGATGCCACATAGCCCGTCGCCGTCGCTGGCGTAACAAGGACGCGGAAGTACCGCTTCTTGCCGCGCAGGTCGATGTTAGCAACGAACGACACATTGGTCACCGCTGCGCTCGTACCACCAATGGCATCGGCAACGGTGTAATCCGTGCCTGCGACCAGTCCAGAGGTCGTAGCGAAGGAGGTTGCCGCATCTGCGTCAGCCTCCTGAATCGTCAACGCGCTGAAGCCTGCGGTCGCGTGCGTTTCGCGCATGACGCAGATCTGCAGTTCGTTGAACCCGAGCGTGTCGATGGTGTTTGATGTGACTGTGGCGTTTGTCGCGCACGACTGGATCGCAATCGCGTTGACATGCTTGACACCTTGGAAAACTTGCATTGTGAGGGTCCTTTCGTGATTAGGCGCCAGCCTTGAGTGTGATCATGCTGCCAGCCACGGAAGCCGTGCCGACATTGGCGTTGTTGATGTCGAACCGTGAGATGCCGCGCACCGTGACGAGGTCGCTCTCGAAGCCGCTGAGCGCGGAGTCNNTGCATGTAGAACTTGGTGTTGGCGTTGTCCGCGTACTGCGGCAGCAGTGCCATCGCAGCGCGAATCTGTGCAAGCGTGATGCCCGAGAACGCGGTGCTCGTGGCAGTCGAGGTTCCGCCTGCACCGATTGCAGTCGCGAGACCGACGATGCCGCCGAACGACGAAGTGCCTGTGCCGACGAATCCGCACTGGTCTTCGAGTTTTGCCTGAGCGTACGCCATTTCGCCTGCGATCTGGTCAGCCAGACCGACGACATTGTCTTCCGACAACTCGCCGCTGATCTGAGTCAGCACGACGCTCTTGCGAGCGACGAGCGACACGAGATCGAAGTTCTGCTGACTCTCCGTGCCTGCCGAGCCCTCGCCGACGAAGTACGCCGTGAGGTTCGCAGTGCGACGCGGGACTTGCAGCACATCGCCGCTCATCGCGACGACATTTGCGTTCTGACGGAAAATGCCAAACTGCTCGCGCAGATTGATGATGGTGTTGTTGTACTGATCTGGCACGAGGAAGCCGCCGAGAGTGTTGTTGCTCTCGAGGTGATCCTTCGTGAAGATGCCGTTGTCCAGGCACCACTGCTTGGACTTGGTGTGTCCGCGAGCGGCGAGGACGAACTTGCCGAAGCCGTACGCCTCCTCGCTTGTGCGGAAGTGCTTGCTCGAGACGAGCGGAGCGCTGATGTTCATGTTGAGGTCCTTGTTCTTGAGTGGGTGAGTGCTCGAGGTCTTGATCTCGGCACGGATGACTTGTGCAGCAACATCGACGAGCGCCTTGACGGGCTCGTCTGCCTTTGGCTCTTCAGCGGGCTTCTCGCCGTCCATCCCGTCCTCCTCGACCGCAGCAGGCTGCAGCACGACTTGGTACTCGATGTTGGCGGGGTCCACTGGATTGCCGTCAGCGTCGACGATGACGAGGTCGTTGAGGACAAGCGCCTTGGCTTGCTCGTATCGCTTTGCGCCGACTTGGTTGGCGAGCGCCTGCAGGTTCTTCTGCAACTGCTCGACCGTGACAGTCTTCATGTGATGACTCCAGACGCGCGGATGCGCGTGAGATGCGAAGTGGATTGTGACGCTTCGTCCGACCCATCCGCACGGCTTGCGCCATCGGCTCGAGTCACCGTTTGCGGAAGTATAGGCGAGTCAGATCGACATGCGACCGCGCGCGCGTGCAAGCGCGATGCGTGCTGCCGTCGTCGCATCATCGAAGCCGAGGTTCGGCACGACAATCGACACGCGGTGCTTTTCGATGTGCGGCTGATTGCAGGGTAGCGATGCGTCCAGTTGACGGGCACGGTCGAGCGTGACAAGTCCCTTACTGACCGCCGTGATGAGCGCCTCTTGGTTCGCAGGGATGGACACGACCGACACCTCGAGGAGCGTCCACTTTGAGAACACGCGCTGCACGCCTGAGCCGTATCGCTCGATGTCCGCCTTGCTCGCCTGGCGCATGCCGCCCGCCTGCGGCGTGAAGCCGATCGACACGCCGCGCAGCGCACCGAATCGCATCAGCGAGCCGACCGTGTCTGGAAGCCACTCGCCTTGATGCTGCTCAGGTCGTGGCGCGAGCGCAAACTCGCCGTGAATCGAGTCGGACTCGCGTCGCAGTTCGATCATCTTGCCGATCGGCCAGTTGGCGTTGTGCCCGAACAGCAGCGTCGGGTTGCGCTCGTACTCCTTGCTGTTCATGCCCGCAGGGATGACGACCTCGCCGTCGCGGTCGATCGCGTTCGTCGTGATCGTCGCGGTGAA